CTTTATGATAAAGAGACACGAGACCGACAACCCATGGAAAGGCTCGGGTGACGGTACTCAATATCATCGGGGCAAGTTTAGTGGCCCCTTTGTAGAGAAGATAATCCTCAAAAAGGTTTTCAATAACGCTTTTGGTAATACTTCCCGCGTCGTCTTTCTTGACTACTTTAGCGGGTTCGGATTTTTGGGAAACGTCCTTTGATAGGGCTAACTGTTCTTGATTTTTTTTTAATTGTTCGGCAAGGTCGTCATTCCTTTTCGACTTCGCGAACATTTCATCGATTTGGCGATCTTGGTCATCGATGCGCTTTTGCAGCGCTTCCATGTTATCGTCAAAGGTCTCAAGTTGAGTGTTGACCTGACTGACGATCTTCGATTGAGACTTGACGCCCTCGCTGAGAATATCAGCAAGACCCTTCTTGATGTTCCCTTCAAAGAGGGTGAATTTGCTATCGAGCCCAATCATGAAATTGGAGACGACCGCAAATTGTTCCTGAATTACATCGAAGTTGCTTTGAATGTTGTCGGATTCAACGCTTACGTCGATAAGTTCGTGTGACTGATCATTGATCTGGTCAGCCGCACTTTTGCCGATACGACGCCAGCGTTGATTGACACCGATCTGCGCAAGGATACGGTCATAGGCATAGGTTGCGCCCTGAGTGATATAGGCTTGCCCTGGAGCCTCGACACCTGATGTAGAGACTTTGACTGCCGTCTGTGTTGGAATGACGGGCGGGGTGACGACAACTTTTGGAGCCTTGGCCGTAGTCGATTTAGGGGCTTCAACGGGTTTCGTGTTGAAGACCATTCCTGCAAGCGTCTTAAGGCCAGAACCAAGGGTATTAGGCACGTTCTTTCTTCTTTTCTTCGGCGTTGATCATGTCAATGTACATGTCACGTTCCCAAGGCATCATGTTCTCAATTTCTGGAATCGAGAAGTTATACATGAGCTTCATCATGAAATGATTTTTGTAGTACAGTTGCAGCGAATTGCGCTGCATTAAAAGGTAAAAAAATCGTTTAACTTCGTAAGCGGAATTGCTTCCTCTTTTCCTTCCTCATTTTTGAATTTTACTTCATAGAATATATGAGGCATGTTTTCAAAAAACTTGAAGACCTTACCATACACGTCAACGGGCAGGTTATCGATGAAGGTCAAGGCTTCTTCACGCGTGGCTTCGTTGAAGTTATAGATTTTATCCTTTTCGGCGTAACTTTCGAAACAGTTGAACATCAATTCCTCAATCAGCTTTTCCGTGCTGGTCACATCCTGTAACTCGGGCGATTCATACAACTTGGCTTCGGGATACTTCAGCGTTATGGCTTGATCCTTACCAAACTTGATGACCTTATCAACACCCTCGGGAAACTTGACTTGAACCTCAGATAAGTTGACGATCTGTTCATAGGGTTTGCCGTTCTTTTCGACCGTGACCTTGATGGTCGGATCGATAGAGTTCGACCGTATCTGAATGAACAGGTAGTCGATATCGAATAGCGTCAGATTGTCGATATCAACCTTGTCACCGATGCAGTTCTGAACAATCTGTTTGACGGCCAACATGACGGCCATGGCGTCGGTAGATTCCTTGGCCATGAGAAGTATCTTTTCTTCCTTCACCAACATGGGCCGTAGTTTGGCCTGTTTCTTGGTGGATGGTATGGTCACGGTGAATAGCGGATGAGTCAGAGTAGGTAGCATTAAATCTCCAAATTATTATTTCAATGGTGGAAGCGCAGGAACCGTAGGTAAGGCGTTTTGGACAGGAGCTTCGTACCAGTCGTTGTAAGCAAATTGCACGGGCAGGCGCATGATTGAGTTGAGTTCCCCCCAACCAAGACGAATGTCGCCAATGGCCTTGGGGAAGGCGTCTCTCATGATAATGTGTTTGATGACATTGCCCATGGGATCGAATATGTAGACACCCACATCGGCCACAAAGTTGTCGCGATACTCCAATTCGTTTTGGGATGCGCCGTTTGGACCTGATTGCGCCAACGGACCATTCTGTCCATTACGATTGATAATCAGGTTCATCCAATCGGCAAAGAATTGCCAGTTGGCAGCGTTGGTATCGAAGAAGATATCAACCCCAAGCTCGGCAAAGGCATTGAGTAAGGCGCGCGTTTCGTAATTGCCGTAACCGTAGCGTTGGCCTGGATAGGTTTGAATTTGCACACCAGGAAGGGCCGCGACTTCGCACCAGTATTCGAGTGTCTTGACGGTTGTCAGCATTCCCTGTCCAGCCGTCGTCAACCCCTGTGGAACGCTAAATTCCACCAGGAACAGGTTGGGGCGGGCGATGTTCAGTTCGTTGATCGCCGCCCGAAAGACGTTGATATTAAAGCCGCGATGCGTGTCTATGGCCATTAGATTCTAAGTGTCTCGACTGCGATTGTTACGTCGGTTGGATCGATAAGCATGACGTTATTTTTCGAAGCCAAAATATCCTTGTCGGCTGGCGAGACATAAATCTTCAGGGCCGAACCGTCATAGTTGGTCAAGGAAAAGTCTTTTAATGAGACAAAACCGTTTTTGTAATCGACCGTGCCAACACTAACCACAACGATTTTGTTACCTTGTTGAGGTTTGACGATGTTGAGTACGCCATTGCCGTCGTCTTCGATTGTGCAAGTCTGATTCTGGAATGTGAAGGATGATGACCAGACGGCTTTGTCGTCAATCGCGGGGTAAATCTTGTTTTTTGCGGGAATGTCAGACTCGATGGCGATTCCGAAGTTGATATCGAAGTTGTTCGACTTGGTAAGCGACGGGTTGACCTTCTTGTAGACCGCAACATTGGTGATGTTCGAAATGATAGAAGTATCCGCATTGTCGATTGCCTTGGAGAAAATCGAGTTGCGAAAGATCACATTGAAGTCGTTCAGGTTGACCTTGTTAAAGCTATTGATTGTATCTGCGACAATGGCCTTCATGCGGTTGGCTGAGTTCGTCGTGACGTTGATGTTGTAACGAATAAGCGTATCGATGGCCAAATACATGAAGTCGGCATCAATGAACTGCGGATCAATCGAGAACGGCGCGCGGGACTTCAGAAACGAAAAATACTGATCCCGCTTGGAGTCGGGCAAGCCGTCCACATCCTTGATATCGATGGCGATGAACACCTTACCGAAGATGGGCGGATCGAGTTCTTCACCGCCATAGACTGCGACGGCATTGATTTCGGGAAACTGTTGCTTTAGCGCGACTTCGTAATCGGTTGCTGTGACTGTGCGTTCCTGAACCTGATAACTACGGGGCGCGTAGTATTTGATGGACTCATTTGTTTCAGCGTCAGTTCCATTATTGGATGCTTCGATGACTTCAATGGTTGGAGACCCTGTAAGCTCTGCAACTCCAGTAGGGTCAAAATCAACGCTAAATTGTTTAGCGCCATTACCCTCGCTGCCTTTTGAAATTCGATAATCAAAGGCGATAGCCGCTCCAAACTTTGGTCTACGGCCCAAGATATTATCGCCAAATATAACTTCATAACTTCCTGTCTCACTTGTTTGCACAAAGAACACCTTACTGAACTCGTCAAGGTCCAGAAGGGTCATTGCTTGTTTGTATACGTCACCAACGGTTGAACCATCCTCGAATACCGTGACAGTCAATGACGTGGTATCGATGTTGGGATTGGTGATTTTGAATCTTTGATCGGTTTGAGTGTAAACGTAGGGATCACGAACATAGACGCCTTCGTAGATATCCGTGGTAAACGTGTAGTTCTGATCAACCGACGATACGACGATGGTTTCGGGGGTTGAGAAGGTCAAGGCTGTTGACTTGACGATGGTTGATAGTTGCGCACCCTTGGGAATGATGTAAGGGGCTTGGTCACCCGTCGCCGTGAAATTGATGGTCACCGATGCCTTGGCGCTCCGCATCGAGCGCGGCAGGTAGTTCAGTTCCTTGGCATGGGAGAAGATGCTTGAACGCAATTGTGCCGAGTCCAACCAGCGTTCCGAGAATGCCATATTGAGAAAGAAGGCATTCTTGAACGTGTTGTACGACATAACGTCAAGAAGGATGTTGATATCAGAACCCTTGAAATCATAGTCTTTGAAAATGTCCTGAGTACGGAGGTAATTTCGAAAGTCATTGAGTAGTGCGCCCTGATCTAAGTCAACAAGATTTATTGAAGTAGAAACGTTATTAGCAGCCATTTAATTCTTTTCTTTTTTGTTTTATTTTAGACAACAGCGGCCGTCACCTCACGCGACTTAGGGTAAGGTTTAGGGTAAAAACTTGAGTTGGAATATTTATGATGGAGTAGGAAATGCTGATGTTGTAAAGATCAGCATTAGGATTGCCGACAACTGTGCAATCGATGTTACCAACGCGCGGTTCATTGTTCTTGATGGTCGTCACAACTTCTTCCTTAAGGGAAGTTTCGGTCACATCATCCATCGGTTCGAACAGAAGCGAGTACAGACGCGATCCACATGCCGCATTGTAGAAACGTTCACCGCGTTGGGTCAGAAGCAATGTCTTGATGGACTGCTTTACGGCGTCTTCGTTGGTAACGCGCGCCAGATAGCCTGTTATAGGGTTGAGTGCGAAATTGGTAGTGAAGTCGCTGTAGGCTTCGATTTGTTTGGTTTTGATCGTAAATCGATCACCTCGGGTTACCATTTACTTTTTCTTTATCTCTTTATTTTCCCAATGTACGCACGTGTCCCATTCTTCAATTGGTTTCGGGAAGGGTGAATGCCCGCACTTGCCGTATCCAGTGTCATGGTTGATCCAACTGAATTTGCAGTTATGGCAGGCCGTTATTTTGTTGGCATCGTGTAGGAGTTTTCGCGCAAGCTTGCTTGGTTTAGGTTTGCTCGTAGGCATACACGTTATCGCTACCTTCCGCCGTTTCGTCTTCGCTACCTACGTGCTCTAAACCGTCTACTTTCGCTAAGTCGGGTGTATGAACGATAACGGGTTTACCTTCAATGAAGAC